ACTGTATGAGTTTAGTTCAGAAGTTGAACAGATAATACGTTTAACCAATCACCCAAGCCTAGTGAAAACAGCAGACACAGAAGCAAGTGCAGGTGCAGGTTCAATAGTGCAACTGCCACAAGGTATGGATCCAGGTTTAAAACCTTACCTACTACAACCAGATGGCACAAGCATTGAAAGTGTTTTACAAGCTATGGAACGCAAAGTAGAAAGCATAGACAGGATGGCTTGCTTAGGTGGTATAAGAAGCATTGAAAGCAGAAGACTGTCAGGCATTGGATTACAAACAGAGTTCCAAATGCTTAATGCTAAACTTGCTGACTTTTCAATGAGCCTAGAACACGCTGAAGAACAGATTTGGCGTTGTTGGGCAATGTTCCAAGGTGAAGTTTGGGATGGTTATGTAGATTATCCTCGCACATTTAGCATTGCAGACAAACTAAATGATGTGCAGATGTTGAAACTTGCCAAAGACGCAGAACTTACAGATCCTATTATGGTTGAAAAGATTGACAGGATGATCTTTGCAACTGTCACAGAAAAGAGTTGGGACGAGATTGATGAAATGATTGGACCAATGAGTGAATATGGTGAGCCGCCAGCAGACGATGCTGTTGCACACGAACCAGTGCAATCACCAGAACAACTTGTTACACATTTCAGAGAAATGGTAGAGCAAGGTTATACCAACGAACAGATCCTAAGATTACATCCAGAACTACAGGAGTTGTTTGGTGGGTAAGTATGTTCCAGATAGAGAGTTTATCTTTGGCAATGAGAAACGCATAAGAGAAGTTCTCGCTGAATACAACACGAACATACACAAGTTTGAGCAGAAAGACTCAAAAAGAGCAGGCGTGAGGGCTAGAAATAACCTATTAGAACTGTTCCATCTTTGTAGAGCACGCCGCAAAGAAATATTGGAACGTTCTAAGACACTAGGTTATACAGTGCATCAAAGTTGGTTGGAGATTGAAGATGAAAATGAATCTTGATGATATTGAAAAACGCTTCAATAATATTGAAGACACATTGCAAACAATCCGTGACAACCACTTGGCACACATTGAAAGATACACACGCTGGACACTTGGGGGCATATTTGTGAGTGTTGCAGTGAGTGTATCTGCACTTATCATAACTTTTACAGGAGGGTAACGCAATGGCTATGAGAGGCGGACGCAAAAAGAAAAAGACACGCGGTGGCAAAAAGAAGAAGTAAAACACCTAAAATATAACATTTATGCGTGAAAACGCTAAATAAAAGCAATACTGCACTTAGGGGGCAGGTGGTAGAACTCAACCAATATGAAAGAGGTATAAAATGGACGCAGATCAAGCGGTAAATGAAACGGAGACAACTGTTACTCCAACAGAACAACAGGTAGAAACACAGGCAAAGGATGAAAACCTTTTAACACAAGAAGATGTAAATCGTATTGTTGCTGAAAGGGTCGCAAGGGAAAAGTCAAAGTTTGAAAAGAAATATTCAAATGTTGATTTAGACCTTTATAACCAAATGGTAGAAGAAAAAGAAACAGCACGCCAACAAGAACTTGAAAAGCGTGGTGAGTTTGAAAAACTACTGAAGGAACAGGCTGAAAAGTTTAACGGCAAGATCCAACAGTACGAAACTGAACTAACTTCTATCAAAGTTGATGGTGCTTTATTGAATGAAGCAAGTTCGCAGAAAGCAGTCAATCCACAACAAGTGGTGCAACTGTTGAAAACGAACCTAAGGCTAAATGAAGGAGGTACTGTTGATGTGGTTGATACTAACGGGCAAGTTAGATATGATGAGAATGGAGAACCTCTCAAAGTATCAAGCCTGGTAAATGAATTCCTTACTGCCAACCCGCACTTTGTTCAAGCAGGACCAAATGGAAGTGGTACTGGACAAGGCGTAGGCAAGCAGGCTCCTGTGGTTGAAACAGACCCTCTGAAGTTGGATATGTCCAACCCAGAGCACAGAGCTAGATATGCTCAGATTATGCGAGCCAAAGGCGTTCGCTTATAAACTGATAACATAGGAGAACAGAAATGTCAGTAAATCTTAACGCGGCAGATACAGGCGTCTTAAACGAACTGTATGCCAATATCGTCCAAGCGGCTGAATTTACTCTTTCAGAGCAAACAGTAATCAGACCATTGGTCAATAACTACAATATGGTTGGAACACCAGGCTTAACAGCACAGATTCCAGTCTATCCTGCGATTTCAGCATCAGGTCTTACAGACGGTGATGACATCACAACAAACACAGCATTTGACACAACTTCACTAGAAATCACTGCTTCAGAGATTGGTGCGATGGTAACACTATCAGACCTTGCTCGTGAATCAGCGGCTTCAGACGTAGCGGCTGCAATTGGTCGTCAGTTGGGTGATGCGATGGCTAAGAAAGTTGATACAGACCTAGCAGGTCTATTCAGCGGCTTTACAAACACAGTAGGTGAAGCAGAAGCAGAACTTACAATTGATGATTTGTTCAAGGCAGCGGCTACACTGCGTAACAACAACGCACCTGGACCATATGTGTGTGTCTTACACCCATACCAGGCATTCCAGATCAAGAAGCTACTTGCTGGTAATGGTAACACACCAATGAACAACCACGATCTTGCAAACGAAGCTCTAAGAAGCGGATACGTAGGTCAGGTTGCAGGTATGCAAATCTTTGAATCAACAGTAATCACTGGTGACTCAGCAGGCAACTTTGTTGGTGCGGCAATGAGCGGCAACGCACTTGCTTATATGGTCAAGCGTGATATGCGTATTGAAGAACAGCGTGATGCTTCACACAGAGCAACAGAAATTGTTGGTTCTATGGCATACGGCGTTGGCGAAATCTTTGACGCATACGGCGTTGGCATCGTAGGTGACGCACAACTTTAATAGAAGTTGAAATACCACCCAGTACTTGGCTGTAGGGTGGGCAGGAATAGGGGGTTTGAGCCCCCTATTTTTGTATTTGCATAAATAACATTGAGGATAGGTGGAAGGACCACCCCTGGAGAATAAGGAGCAGAACTCCAATGGCTACTTTAGCAACCATTTCAGATATTGAACAATACGAACCAGACATCCTGGACTACGGAATCCCAGACTTTGATGACGAGATTGTACGGGCACAAGCAGACGTGTTCCGTGATTTACGCATCAAGTGGTGGCCTACACAACAGCACGGCCTATATGATGCAAGATATATTGCAGGATCCTTAGAACCAGACGAAGACCTATATACAGCAAGCCAACTCACAAGAGCTACTGCATATCAGGCACTTGGTTTCCACATCTATCCTAAACTTGCAAAGTTTGAACCTGAGACTGACATCTTTGAACGTAAGATGGAGTTTTACAGAGAAGAATATGCAAGAGAGTTTGATTTAGTATTGCGAGATGGCGTAGAGTACGATTTAGATTCTTCAGGCACTGTATCTGATGCAGAAAAAGAAGCGACTCATTTCTTACGCCTAAAAAGGTAGTAGGATATGAGCAACAGAGAAGATATTGCCAAGAACATAGTTGAAGTCCTTGAGGATATGGCACCGCCAAGGGCAAACTTCGTAACACGCGAACCTTTTGATGTAGAAAAACTAGCAATCACACAATTTCCAGCACTACTTGTAAGCACAGGCAATGAAACCCGTGAGGACAACTCAATGGGTGGCAATCGTCGTGGTATTATTGAAATCCAAATAAGAGGCTTTGTGCGTTCTGAAGGACGCAAAGGGCAAGTTCAAACAGTTGATGAAAAACGCAACTTGCTTATTGAACGTATTGAAGAAGCACTTAACACCAACAGAGACAGAGAGCTTGGTGCTACAAGAGCGGCTACCACACACATTACAGAGATTGAAGTTGTTGATAGGACACCTCCACTAGGCGAGTTTGTTGTCACAGCAGAAGTTCAATACTCATTTACTAAAGGAGCAGTATAATGCCAGTAAAATATGTAAAAATGTATAAAGACGGTGAATGGCAAAAGATTGAGTCAGACCGTGTTGAAAGATTTCAGGATGAAGGTTGGAGCCTTGATCCTGTTAAAAAGTCACTATCCAGAAATGCAATAACCGCATCCGCTGAGGTGACTTCAAATGTTGTTGAAGAGATTGAAGAAGTAGAAGATCCTGATTGGAACGATGACTTAGAAGATCTACTAGACGACGAACTGCCAGAAAACGAGGAGAACTAATATGGCTACCTACACAGGTGAAAATGGTCAAGTAAAACTTGGCACAGACAGCACTGGTGAAACCGCTGTTACGCAAGTTCGCTCTTGGACAGTTGAACACACAAAAGATGTGATTGAAGACACTGTTATGGGCGATGCGGCAAGAACATACAAAAGCGGATTACACCAATTCACAGGCACAATGGAAGTTGTGTATGACGATGGACACACAGCGGCAAGTGACGCATTCCGTCCAGACAGCGATGCGGCTCTATACGTAGAGTTCTTTCCAAACTCAACATCAGGAGAGAAATTTACAGGACAGGTTATTGTAACATCTGTTTCAAGAACAGCATCATTTGACGATCTTGTAACTGCAAGTGTATCTTTCCAAGGTACAGGTGCATTGGACATTGAAAGCGTCTAAGCAATGATTGGTATATCCATTCGCGGGATAAGAAATACAATGAAGGGTCTTGAAAGAGAAAAAGACCGTATCATTAGTGAGATCGCCCAGGATACACTTGACGTTGCTGTCAAGAATACTCCTATTGACGAGGGACGAGCACGAGCAGGTTGGCGTCGCGAAAATACGGGAACAGGTTTCCGTATTGCCAACCGTGTCCCTTATATTGACCTACTTGAAAAGGGCAGATCTAAACAAGCACCACGCGGTATATTAGGTCCTACTGTGCGGGAGATATCTAAGAGGAGATATAAATGAGTCTAGCAGACAACATTAGAGGCCATTTCAAAGAAAAACTTGGTGGCGAATTAAACAAGATGACAATCCAGGAATGGAAGACAGACATCTATTATAAGAATGCATATAGTTTTGCTGTAGAAAGCAAGATTATCAACTTACAGCAACAAGGTAAGACAGTAGAAGCACTAGTTGAAAGCATTATTTGCAAAAGTCTAAATCCAGAAGGCAAACCTATGTTTGGTAATGGAGACAGATATATGCTTATGAATGAAGCAGATCCAAGTGTGCTTTTACGTGTTGCGAGTGAGCTTAACAGTGCTACAACTGAATATGAGGAAGTAGCAAAAAACTAAAAAAGGATGTTGAGTTACAGTTATTGATGCGTATAGCGGAAACATTGCATATGCCAGTAACTGAAGTGATGCAACTTAACGTCCTAGAAATACAGCTTTGGTACGAATGGTTTCGTATGCAACAGGAGACAATGAAGGATGGCAACACAAACAATAGACATTCGCGTCGTAGATAAAGCGAGTCGCAGTCTAGGTAGGATTGAGCAAAGACTAAACTCTATGGGCAAAAGCCTAGGAGGATTGAGTAGGCTTGCAGGTGCGGCAACAGCGGCACTTGGTGCTATTGGTGGTGTCAAACTTATTGCAGGCACTGTCAATACCATTAGAAAGTTTGAAGATTTATCTGCACAACTTAAAACTGTAACAGGTAGTGCAAGGTTAGCAAGTGTCGCACTAGGAGAAATCCAAAAGTTTGCGGCACAGACACCTTTTACAGTTGATGAAGTAACCAACGCATTTGTAATCTTAAAACGTAATGGTATTGATGCAACAACAGATAGCCTTAGAGCATTTGGAAACATTGCGGCAGCCAACAACAAGACATTTACACAGTTTGGTGAAGCAGTAGCAGACGCACTAACAGGTGAGTTTGAACGTCTAAAAGAGTTTGGTATTAAAGTAACAAAAGAAAATGGTAAGTTTGTTGCTAATCTAGGTAACCAACAGCTAGGCATTGCAGATACTACTACAGAACTTATTGACTTAATCAAAGAACTAGGTGAAGAAGGTGGTAGATTTGGTGAAGGCATTGAAAATAGAGCACAAACACTGTCAGGTGCATTAAGTAACCTACAAGATGCCAATGACAAACTTCTTGTTGCATTTGGTGAAGGTGGTGCAAAAACAGCACTTACAGAACTTGTCAAAACATTTACATCTATATCACAAGCGGCGGCACCATTAGCAAAACAGATTGGTGAGGATCTAGGTTTTGCAATATTCAAACTAAATGAGTTTATACGTGAAACTAACTTTGATATGGGCAAGTTTGTTGAAGCAGGAAAGATAGCTATTGCTGTGCTAGGAGGTGCAGGATTAGTTGCTGTACTAGGAAAAGTTACAGCAGGCATCAAAACGCTTACACTTGCCATTGCAAGAAATCCATTTGGTATCTTAGCAGTTGCGGCGGCAAGTTTAATCACATACCTAAGTATGGAGAATGGCTTAGGTAGGACCATTGCACAGGTAAGTGCGGTTGCTAACAAACTAGGTGAAGTGTTCAGTAGGTTAGGTGCTTATGTGCGTGATGTATTCATTAAGATTATACAAAGTGTTACACAAGCATTTGATAATGTAGTTGATAGCGTAATAGGTTTTATCAACGCAACGTCAGAGTTTTTGGGTTTTGAAAAACTTATACTTACAACCAGTAAAGAACTGCGTGGAGAGCTAGGCGAGTTAGCCGTAGAAGGTTATGAGAAAGTCAGCGAAGCAATAGACAGTTCATTAGATAGTGTAGTAGATTATGTGTCAGGCACAGATCTTGCAAAGGCAGCAATGTCAGAAGCAAACGGTATCTTAAAAGAACTTACACTAGCATATCAAGATGCAGGTTTATCATATGATGAAGCAGAAGCAAAGGCTCGTGCCCAATATGAGGCAATGATTGATCTCAACACTGAATCTAAGAAAACACCTGCTACACAAAATGAAATACAACAAGCGATGGGTGCAACAGCATCAAGCACTGCAAAAGCAACAAAAGAAGTAAAAGCATTTCAAGAACAACTGAAAAAAGATACTAACTTGTTGAATATATTTGAACTTGAGAGACAAGTAGAAGAATTTACAAAAACATACAAAGATGCAAGGAAAGAACTGTCAGAAGGCACTTTTGAGAGCGAAGCAGAACAGTTTGCAGCCATTGAAGCACTTGAACTTAGTTTCTTAAACACAAGAGCAAAAATGTATCAAGACTATCTTGATAACAAAGACAAAGCATATGAAAAACATATGGAAAATCAAATCTTGTTAGAAAATAGAGCGGCTGAAGAAGTTATTAGAGGTTTGAATAAACAAACACTTGCTGATATGGGACGCGATGATAGACGTCGTAAAGAAGTAAGAGATTATATTGCTTTTGAGAAAAAGTCAGAAGCAGAAAAATACCAGTTCTTAGCAGGACAAGCAAGTTCATTCTTTAGCGATCTAGCAAGTGTGAATAAGAAGTTTGCAAGAGCGGCAAAGATTGCGGCTATTGCAGAAGCAACTGTCAATACCTACGTAGGTGCAACCAAAGCACTTGCGAGTTATCCACCACCATTCAACTTTATTGCGGCCGCGGCAGTGGTTGCTTCAGGTCTTGCACAAGTTGCGGCGATTAGAGCACAACCTATGCAACGTGGTGGTGCATTGCAAGTTGGACAAAGCACACTTGTTGGTGAAGATGGACCAGAACTTATTGTTCCTAAGCAACCAGGCACTGTTATTCCAAGAGAAGTTGCAAGTGCTATTGAAGGTATGAGTGGCAACCAAGGTCCTGTGACAGTGAATTTCAACATAGAAACAGTTGATGCAGAAGGCTTTGATGAACTGCTTATCAGCAGACGTGGTACGATAACAGGTATCATAAACCAAGCAATGCAACAGCGTGGAAGACAAGGAGTAGTATAAGATGGCTAACATAGGCACATTTCCAAGTTCGCCAGGGTTTGCGGCAGCAAACTTCAA